AATCCCTTGAGGCGTTAAATCAATCTTAACTTCCTCTTGCTTAGGTGGGTCTTTCTTTTTCCAAGTGACCTTCTTTTTAGCCGGTTCTTCTTCCTGAGCCTTAACACCAGCACCAAAATCTTTCTCATCAACATTTGGCGCATCCTTATCAGGCTTAGTAATATAGACTAATGGTTCACCATCAGAATCTTCAGTATAATCATCATCATCATCTGATTCTTCTCTACTCTGAGAAACTGAGGTTGAACTGCCTTCGCCAGATTTTGGTTTAGCTTTCTCACGAACAGCTATAGGAGCATTTCTACAATACTCCTCAATCATCTTAACATACTCATCATAAAACATTCTGTCAGGATGTCCAACACCAGCTTTGGCTGTGGGAATATCATCGTCGTAAATAGGAGTCTAAGCAGTCAATTTAGACAAAACTATAGGCCAATCATGGCAATACTGTCTATACTGATCAGGCGTCATTATAACATCCTTTTCAATACTAGGATCACGAACAATCCAATATTTTACCGGTCGATGTAGTGAAGTTGCAGGCGCCCCCGTAGGATCACAAGCGCCAGCCCTCTGTTCATGCGAATACCTTGAGAAAGGTGAAACAAATGGTTGTTCATTCGACATGAGAGTTTCGCAAACAGTACAAGTACACCCATAGATATGGCCTAACTTGAAATAATCAGCTGCTTGCGCATACAACTTACACACAAATTTCCACGCATCGTCCATATGAGAAAATGCAAATATTCCTTCTTTAATATGCTTTGGTACAGTACCCTTAAAGGCATAACATGCTATTCCAGCAATACACAAAGCACCATAAATCCAAGAAAAGGTCTTTTCTTTCGTACCTCTAGCCTCTTTACTAAAGCTTATTCCGGAGAAGGAACTTCCTATCACACAAGTAAATAACTTCACACCCAGCGATACAAATTTTGCATAAGTTTGCCAACGTAACAAATTTAATCCTTGATCAATCTTTGTGGTCAATAAGTTATGTAAA